GTTCCTACAAAAGATTTACCTTGGGCTCACCCAATGCAACCAATTAATAATTCTAAAAATTTCTCTGCTCCAAGAATTGGAGATTGGATTGTTGGTTTCTTTTTAGATGGTGAAAATGCACAACAACCAGTAATGATGGGAGTTTTACCAGGAATAAAATGAGTAAATTAATGGAACTACATAAGTTGGCTGCAAAAGTAAAAATATTGGAAGAAAAATATTTTGCTGGAGTATTAACTGAAAAAGAGTTTGCTGAACAAATGAAAAAAACAAACTGTCATTGCCATGATGATATTGTGCTTGATGATTGTCATGCAGACCAAGATGTTTGTTATCGTGAAATAATTAATAATGCAATGAAAATGATTAAAAAAGGAACATCATAATGGCTACGGAAGCTATACCAAGTCCCAATGTTGCAAAGATAGATTCTTTAACTTCCGCCGACACTAACGATAAGAAAAAGAATTTGCCGTCAAACCCACCAGCTTTAGGTGTAGGCATTGTTGAAGGCACAATTGTTGATAATTTAAATTCTCAAATATCTCATGTTTGTGATTTTTCTTTAGATATTCAAAAAAATATTGGATTAAAAAAATATATTAAAGCAATTTCTAGGTTTATTAGAGATGGAATTCGTGCTGTTAAACTTAAATTAGGTTTTGGAGAACCATCTGGACTTATTTTTACTGTCATTGAGAAATTAAAAGCTGCAGCTGCTTTTATTAGATATGTTCAAAAAGAATATATTCAACCTGTTCTTGATTTTCAAAAATATGTTCTTGATGTTGTTGTAAAAATAAAAAAACTAATTCAATGGATTTTAAGTTTGCCAGCAAAAATATTTGCCATGTTAAAAGGTTGTTTAACAAGACTTTATAAAACAATTGCAAGTATTTTCTCTGACGCTTGGAACGAAGCTACAGCTGAAGAAGCAGCTGACTTTGCCGCACAGAATCCAACTAGCGATTTGATTACTGAACCACCAGGAACACCAGAAGAAGGGTCTTTCGCCGAATTAAGAGAAGCTGCTAGTGATTTGAATAATGCTAGAAATGAACTCACTCAAGGAGTAGAAACTGTTGTTAAAGATACTGTAACAATATTAGCTTCTGCAACAAATTTAACTTCCGTTTCAACCACAGATGACGGTGATTTGGATTCAGAATTACTAACAGAAATTCTTGTTGAAGTTGAAGAATCATCATCTAATGCTACACTTGTTGCTGAAAATAATCTTAATAATGTATCAAATGTTACTGATGCAAAAGGAGCATAATTATGGCAACATATGATAGACCTCCAATTGAAAGCACCTGGATTGAACCAGAATCAGTTGCCAACGATGAAACTAAACCAGAATATCCATATAATAATACTCAACAAACTGAAGGCGGACATTCATTTGAAATGGATGACACACCTACTCGTGAAAGAGTTCGTATTCAACATGGCAAATCAAAAAACTTTATTGAAATGCACCCCAATGGTGACCAAGTTGTAAAAATATTTGGTGATGGGTATGAAATTGTAGCCAAAAATAAAAATATTTTAATAAAAGGTGTTTGTAATATTACTGTGCGTGGTGATTGTAATATGGAAGTTTTAGGTAATTTTAATCAATCTGTTACTGGTGATTATAATCTTGCTGTTAAGGGCCAATATAATGTTAGAGCAGTTAAAGATATTTCTATATCAGGTGATGATGATGTATCAATTTCTGCAAATGAAAATACTGGCGGTTCTGTAAGACTTGGTGCTGCAACATCGGTTGATATAAGTTCAGATTTAAATGTATATGGACCAGCTACTTGTGATTCGCTTGTTGCAACAACACGAGTAACTGGAGGTATGGGTGTTACAGCTGGGCCATATGGATTTACATCGGCTCTCGGAGGTCTTTCTCTTGGCAGACCAACTCCAGCTTCTCCGGTTGCATTACCTGGCTCTATTACTACGGTTGGACCAATTGATTCTTTAGTATCGGTAACCGCACCTCTTGGAAACTTTATAATAATGAAATCTATTTTGATGACGGATGTAGTTAATACCACAATGTATAATTTTCACCAGCATCCTGCACCAAGAGGAATTACAGGATTTCCAACTTTGCCAATGATTTAATTTATAATGGAGAAATAACATGACAACAATAGCAAATTCAGCAGGAGTTTTTGCAAGACTTGGATATAACTTTGATGATCCAAATGAAACCATACAAGTTTTTTCAGACGAAACAAAAGCACAACTAAATGCAGTTCCTGCTTTACTTGATTCTTGGGCTGGAAAAGATTTAGCAACTAGTAATGTAAATGCTTATTACAAAAATCCTGTGGCTACAGATGTGCAAACTATTAGTGATTCTGCAAATTCAATCGTTTCACTTGTTACTGCAGCCAATGGATTACAAGGATTAACGGGAACAATTACTACTCTATTTGCTAATATTGCAAATACTAATTTGGCTACTGTTTGCCAATCTTACAAATTACATACTGATAGGCTTTCGGGAGTAAGAAATTTTGATGATGATGTTGGTGCCAATACTTCAGCCATTTACACCTCGCCATATAAAGATCCAGCAATTGGTTATGGCAAATCAGCAATGTATATTGTTAATCAAACAGATGGAATTGTCAACACCGCACCAATTTTAGGTAGTTTTACCAGTCTTTTTGTTGGTCCACAGATAAATGCAAACTCAAGTATAATTTCAACTTACTATAATATAATTAATAATAGTATAACAGTAACACAAGATATAAGTGGAGCTTACTCAAACACAGTCCACACCTCAAATCTTTCTTTATCGGTAGTTACAACAATTGATAGCCAGCTGGCGAACACCACTATATTTTTGGCAAACAGAGAAAATCACGATAAAAATTATTATGCCAATCTAAAAGCTGTGTCGGAAGATTATCAAGAGCTTCGTAAATTGCAAAATTTGGGAGAATCAGAAAGCACTTTGATTGAAGATTTTATTGGTACAGACAAACTACTTTCTAGGTTGAACGCATAAATAAGATATGGCAACCGTAACCACAAACATCGCTCGGGAATATAGTGATTTAGACTTAAACTTCACTATTCATCCAGTTAAAAAAGACATAAACCGCCATGTTGGTGATATGGCGGTCATCAATTCTATAAAGAATTTGGTGTTAACTAATCACTATGAGAGACCATTTCAACCAGACATTGGTAGCAATATTCGCCGACTTTTGTTTGAAAATATGGACACAATTACGGCTTCTTCCATAGAAAGAGAAATAGAACAGACAATATCAAACTACGAACCTAGAGCTAGAGTTTCAAGAATTAATGCTATTGCAGATTTTGACAGAAATGGGTTTAAGGTGGAAATGGAATTCTTTGTTATCAATAGAACTGACCCAATCACAATTAATTTTTTCCTAGAACGGATTAGATAGAAATGGCTAACGCTCGTTTACAAATCTCTGACCTTGATTTTGACCAAATCAAGACAAACCTAAAAGCATATTTAAAACAACAATCTCAATTTCAAGACTATGATTTTGATGGTGCTGGATTAAATATTCTTTTAGATATTCTTGCCTACAATACCCATTACAATTCATACTACTTGAATATGGTGGCTAATGAAGCATTTTTAGATACCGCTTTACTAAGAGATTCGGTTGTTTCTCATGCCAAAACTTTAGGTTATATTCCTTTTTCTGTTACTGCACCACGAGCTATTGTTAATGTAACTGTGGATAGTGGAACAACAACACCTGAAACATTGACTATTCCAAAAGGGTTTACATTTAGTTCAAATTTAATTGATAGCCTTTCGTATAATTTTGTCGCTTTGGAAGAAACCACAGTAACCAAATCTAACACTTCTTTTTTCTTTGAAGATTTAAAAATATATGAAGGTTCATTGGTAAGTTATGTTTTTAACTATACTGAAAACTCTAATCCAAAATCGGTGTTTGTATTGCCTGATAACAACATTGATACCACAACAATTTCTGTATCAGTATCACCAAATGTAGGAAATACATCAACACAAGTCTATAATCAAGTAACAGATATATTGGATATTACTTCAACCTCTGAGGCTTATTTTTTACAAGAAAGTAAAAACGGAAACTATGAGATTTATTTTGGCGATGGAGTAATTGGCAAAGCACTTAACGATGGTGCGGTTGTTACAGTAACATATTTGGTTACCAATGGTGTTGCTGCTAATCAGACAAATGGTTTTGTTGCTGCCGCTCCAATTGGTGCATATTCTGATATCGTTATTGATGTTGTTGATGTAGCATCTGGTGGTGCAACTCGTGAAACAGTTGATTCAATTAAATATTCCGCTGCGGCTCAATATGCAACACAAAACAGATTA